ATGACTCTTGTATATTCAACAGAAACAGGCCGAATCAAACCAGAAGAACCCAAAGCTTCACGCCCAAAAGGCGATGGTATTGTTCGAATTCAACGAGAAACCAAAGGCCGAAAAGGCAAAGGGGTTTGCGTTGTCACTGGCTTGGACCTCGATGATGCTCCATTGAAGCTTCTCGCCGCAGAGTTGAAGAAAATCTGTGGTTGTGGTGGTAGTGTTAAAGATGGCAACATAGAGATTCAAGGTGATGCTCGTGACAAAATCAAAACGCATCTTGAAAAGAAAGGCATGAAAGTAAAACTTGCCGGTGGTTAATTTCAAAGGAGCTTTCAAAGCTCCTTTTTTAATCTCATTCAAAGTGACCAGTTCACATTAATCGACATAATGAATCAGCAATCAGAGCAACCAATATAGAACCTTAAATCTTTGATTAATAAGGTTCTATATTAGGTATTTTATGGTAAATAGGAATTATGTTTAATCATGAATATAAGCGCAACAATACCAGTAAAGGGTGGTAGAGATTCAAAGATTTCGCGTAGCGTTATATTGCATTTAACATAACGTACATAATGCGCACTTAGCTAACGCTTCCGTAGGGCTGCCAATCCACATAGCTAAGCCACCGCAAACCATTGAAATACTTGTTAATCCTAGCCCGTTAAACTTTTTTGCGATAGCTGCCCATGTTTGCTGGGCTTCGTAGCTTTTAGCTCTATCCATAGCCAAACCAATCAGAGCCTTTTCTTTATCTTCTCCTACAGCATCAGCAAGCATAAGTGCTTGTTGTTCTTTGAGAAAGTTACGGCCTTTTCTGATATCAGTTAGCATTTGCGGGCTTACACCCAAATCATGCGCAATTTGTTTGTACTGAACATAGTTCATCTGCTTTTTGTAAGCATCAATGAGCTTGTTTGTATACATTTTCTAATCCTCGGCTTTTCTTCCTTTTAACCAATCATAGCCCATCAGCACGTAAATTGGCGTATTTACAATATGTAAATTTACATATTAACTGTACGTAAATTTACATATTGACCGCCTCGGCTCTGGGCGTTTGCCCTTGACGCTTTCGCGCTTGGCCTTGGCGGTCGCTCTCTCAAGTTAACTGGTCAAGGTGGTTAATATGGATTTAGCAATATCGGCAGTCGCTATTCTCATCGACACAAAACACGGACAACGCTTCTTTTGCAGATTTGGTAAGTCTGGTTGCGTTCAAACAGCTTGGTCTCTCGCTGGTGCGGAGTTGTTTTTGAAGGACGATGAACGTATTGAGAAAACAACACAACGCCTTGAAAAGAAAAACAAAAAGTTCAAGCTTCACCATGTCTTTATGAACCAAATGCCAGTCATGGAGGATTGATCATGAAAGCTCAAATCGTTCTCTCATCTGGTGCTCATCCTGTGTTTTTAAAGTCAGTTTTAAAAGGTGACATTGTCACCACATTTAACCAAAAACACGCACTGACACTGCCCGACTCGACCGCTAAAAAGCTGCTTCCAATGGTGAAGCGTCGTTGGCCAGTGGCTCAACTCTCCTACTCTTTGGGCGCGTAATCATGGACAGCGTGTATTTCGACAATGAGCCAGCACACGGGATTAATGCCTATTTCCCTTGGGGCCATCGCTACTTCAAGCATCAAGCGGAGTTTGAGCAGTTTCTCGCAGCTCACTATCCCGATGACGCTTACCAGCTCGTCGAAATCACCGATGAAAACTATCAATCACTACTTTTAAAGGGGGTCTTTCATGCTATCTGACGAAATTCGCCCAGTGAAAATTGATCACTTGGCGTTTACGTTCCCGTACTCATCGTTGCGCCATTTGGACAAATCCAATGAGCAAGACTTTATCAACTTGCAGTTCCCTGAGTATCGCGAACCGTTGGCTTGTTCACCGGAAGCGATTGAAGCGGCAATGGCTCGTCATAAAGCCAAGGTATCGAAGATCCTGTTCCATCGTTTGGAAGATTTCTTGGAAAAAGTATTCGGTTTCATCATGTCGCCTATGCGTGGCCGTGGCTTACATGGTTATGAAGATTCCGCGTTAATCCTCGATAAAACACGAACTGTTGAGTGCGGCCTGATTGGGATTGGTGGCAATAACAATACCATTTTCATTCAGATTAACGGCACGGGTTGTACCAAGCTGTTTGACCACATCACGCACACCAAATTGCATTGGTGGTTATCTACGATTCTTGGCATTACGCGCTTAGTTCGCTTGGACTTGGCCGTGGACGATTACACCGGAATTTTCGACTGTAAGTATGCGCAAATGTGCTTTATGAGGGGGCATTTCGCACTGCTCCAAAGGGTCGCGGCCCTTCAATGGTTCCTCATAAACGCATCACGCAAAGCGGTGAATTACTCGAAGAAGCCACCATTGTGGGCTCACGTTCTTCGCTGGTTTATTGGCGTGTCTACAACAAAAAGCTTGAGCAAAAAATCACTGACCCTGACGTGGTTTGGTATCGCAACGAAGTGGAACTGAAAAAGTGCGATATCGATATGCTCGCGGCGCCTGCTTCGGCCTTCTCTGGCCTGTGCGACTTTGCCGCCAGTATCGAACCTGCGGAGCCTGTGAAGTTTTCCAAGAATAAGAAAGCAGTCGGTCTTGAGTTCTTTGGCCGTATTGCTTGGACTCGTCGCCAATGCGGAAAGGCATTAGCGGAAATTGTCGCAATGACGGAGGGTGATTTGGGCGAGGCATTCGGCATGCTCATTCCCCCTAAATGGAGACGTACGCACTTCGACGAACTCGGAGTTCCGGACGCTTATAAATCACTGAAATATCAAACTTTGGAGTCAAGGTAACATGGCCACTATCACCGGAATCGTTATTAAAGGTTTCCCCAAGTCGGGAACTCAAATCGCTGAACTGAACGTTTTACGTCCTGTTGAAAACGTCAACGCGGAGAAGTTCAACCAACACGGCATCGGTTTTAATACCGATATCCCCTACAACAAGCAGCCGCTTAAAGTCTCTTTGGACTACGCAAAGCAACTGATTGAAACACGCGCGTTTCTTCCAAACCGTGACTATGAAATCAAGTTCGGCAGCAATCCCGATGATCCATTGGAAGTGTTGGTCACTCAAATCGTGCCGGTTGATGAGGATGTAAAGAAATACATGGCTCAGCAACTCGACAGCAAAGTGAGTAAGTAAACATGAGTGATTGTGTGATTGCTTATAACGGTTACTTGATGCTGGCGCCTCAAGGTTTTGACTGCACTTACACAATCATCACCCCTTCTGAACTTGAGACGCTACGCAATCAATCTCTCGGTTCGGTAACGATTGACCCTGAAATCTACACCACGGTAAGCGGCTATTTGTTGTTGTCGATGCTGTCGGGTCACATTCTGGGTCGCATTGTAAAAACCCTTGGGCGCGCTTAGCCCTTTATTAACTCAGTTGGAGAATATCCTATGAAAAACCTAGCAAAAAAAATCGGTATCGCAGTTGCGGCCACTCTTGCCACTTCTAGCGCATTTGCAGATACCTCTGCGATTGCAACCGCTATCAACGGTGCGGTGACGACTGGCCAATCAAACTACAGTCTTGTGGTTGTTGGCCTGATTGGTCTCGCTGCGTTGGGCTTCGGTCTGAAAATGATTGTCGGCGCGATGCGCTAATCGTATGGCTGAGCTCGTAACAAACGTCCTGTCTGTTCTCTTTGGCCTGTCCATGGCGGGATGTTTTGTTTATGGCTTCTATACAGGTATCAACGCCTCTTAACTGAGGCGTTTTTTCTTGAGGGGATAACAATGAGATTTGCGATTAACTTCTCTTGCTGCTTACTGGCAACCCTCATTCTATTTCTCTTTTCTGCTGCTTCTTACGCTGAACAAGTTTGCGAGGTGGGCAACATCACGCCTTCTCGAATTTGGAACGGCAAGGTTTATGGTAATAACCCTAACTTATGTTTGCTCGGTTGTGAGTATCGTCGCTATGGTGGCGGTGTGTCTTCTTTGTGCTTTGTCAGTAGTGGCGATTGCAGGGGCTCTTTTATTTCAACAGGGGGCTCTTGTACAAAAGACGGTCTTTATTTTGGTGGTGAGAAACCCAGCGACAAACCACAACCGCCAACGAATCCTGATTCCGACCCCAACAGTGCATCACAAGCTAAATGGGAGAAAGAGAACTTTTCTTGCTCTCCTGCGAATGACGGAAAGTTCAATTGCACTGGCCTTTATCATGCGTTTGCAAAGCTCGATACCTCGGTGGCCGACAAGGTTGACCGACAAACCTATGACCTGTTGCTCAAGCTCGATTCTCTAGCCCTGAATGTCATGAACGAAGTCAGCGCGTCCAATGAAAACCTCAACAAAAACCTTTCAAAAGTCGGTGGCGAAATTGCAGCCTCTAACGATGAAGTCAACAAGGAAGTGAAAGCCCTTGCGACCAGTTCTAATGAGAGTAATGAGGCAACCCAAAAACAGCTCGAAGAGATCAAGGCGGAAGTCGATAAACTCTACCCTTACCTTGATAATGACTTGCTCGATTATATTTCTAGCCAATCGCAATTCTTATCCCGTCAAATCATGTCTGAAGGCAGCCAAACCACAGAGCGTGTTGAACGAACCGTAACGGAAAAAATAAACCCGATTTTATGGGCGATGAATTCCAACCAAAACACGCTTGAGGCGAACCAATCCAACCTCAAATCCCAAGTGGGCAGCGTAAACCGCAACCTAAACACCAAATTCAACGCGCTCAATAAAAATGTCGATGGGATGGAAGCCTCTATGAACTCACAGTTCGGAGACTTGAACGCCAAAATTGATGCATTGGAGTTGGGCAATGGTGGCAATCAAGACGGGGTTATCGGTGCGGTTAACGCGGTCGGCTCTAAGATAGACGGCCTTGGAACTAGCCTTGGTAATATTGGCGATCAACTCGGTGACATGTCCGATTTGCTTGGCGGTAAGGGCTTGAACAAAGGCGAACACGATTCACTGGTGAAGTTCAATGAGCTACCCCTCTATCAAGAATCTGACATCACCAAGCTCAATACCGAAGTCGAAGAGTTGAAAAACCAGTACAACCAAAAGGTGCAAGACTTTAAGAGCCTGTTCGCTTTTAACGCCAGCTCGCTCACCAATGGCGAGTTTGTTGAGCACACCTTAAATTTCTCGTTCGCTAACGGGGGAAATCTGAGCGCCTCTTCTTCGGTCTTTCCTGCGCTGGTTCGTAACTCCGGCACCATCAGTGCGGTGATTTTGTTTATCGCGGTCATTGCGGGCCTGCGCGTTGTTATGGGAGCCAAAGATTAATGCAACTTATCCTCGATTTCTTAGCGTTTCTTAGCAGCATTGGCGACACGTTCGTTGAGTTCATCACGTCGATTCCGGACTACTTTCACCAGTTCTTCGTCTATCTCAACGCGTGGTACGTCAAGATTAAGTTCTATTTCTTCATCATGTCGTTGCAAATGGCCTATGACACGGCGGTATATCTGCTCAATGACATTGGTTTTAATCAAATGATCTCTTCTTCGTTTAACGCACTGCCTAGTGAGCTGCGTTACTACGCGTTTCTTTTCAAGATACCGCAAGCGATTTCGATTTACTTCAACTGCTTAGCGACGGCCTTTGTGCTGAGAATGACAAGGTTTTAATCATGGCTATCTTCATTAGAACAGGCGCGAACGGCTCTTATAAATCGGCTTACACCGCCTACTTTGTGATTTACGAAGCCCTAAAAGCGGGTCGTGTGGTCGTCACCAACATTGAAGGCATGCAACCGCTTGAGGTGATAGAAAAGCGCTTGAACATCCAGTTCCCCTCCACTACTCGCTTGATTCGAATCTTTAGCCGTGACCAAGACGGCATCGAGCTGTGGCAACACTTCTTTTGTTGGTGTCCACTTGGGGCGTTGATTGTGATTGATGAGTGCCAAGATATTTTCTCTAAGAACGTCGGCTTTCGTATCGATAAGGTAATGTATCGCCCTTTGTCTGAGTTCCTTGATAAGCTGCCACCTGACTATGAGAGTTTCTTCTACTCACGCTATACCCCTGCGGATATGTCCAACCTTGATGCTGGTGAGGTCGATGATAGAGGTCGCGCTGAATATGATGATCAAGGGAGGATCATCTATCCCTTGTCCTTTAACGAAGGCTTTCAACGTCACCGTAAATATAACTGGGATATTCACTTGCTCTCACCCGACTGGGGACAGATTCAAAGTGAAATTCGCGCACCTTCGGAAGAATGCTTTTTCCACAAAGGCCGCGACGCTTATTTCTGGGCGAAACGAAAGCCTTACATCTACAAACATCAAAAGAACGTCTCAACACCGACCATCCCCAAAGGAAAAGATCCAAACCTGACCAAGCAGAAAATCCCGCTTGAGGCGTTCTTGCTCTACAAGTCCACATCCACAGGTATTGCGCGTGATTCTGGTGCAATGAACATGTTATTTCGCAATCCCAAAATCATGGGCGTTATGGTTTTAGGTTTGCTCTGTATGGGGTATTTCATCTATGCGCTATCCAATTTGGTTTTTGGTACTTCTAAGACGGTGGCGAACGCGGCCACGCAAAGCACTGAGATTGCCGTTTCTGGTTCGGCCTCTGGGGTATCTGCGCAAGGGGCTCAAGTTGATCCTACTTTACATCCTAGTGGGAACGGGAATACGGTTACTTCTGTTTCCAATCGTCCATCTACTCGGATAGACGACATCAAGCAGATGCTTGGCCTTTACGATATTCAAACGCTCTACTACACGGGACACACCACCAAGCAAAACAAGGACGGCTTTTACTTCTATGTCACGCTTGAGGCGAAAACACCGGAAGGCACCTATTACTTGAATGACCGATTCTTAAAGGCCAATCAAATTGCTTACGTGCATTACGATGATTGCTTGCTCAAGCTGACGAAGGAAGCGGTAAGCCTGAACGTGTACTGCAAACCGATGGCGCGTGATGTTGTCCAGGAGAGAAAACCCGAAACGGCCAATGTACAACTTGGCCCACTATTTTGAGGAAACACTATGGAACTGGAACCCCTCGTCATCAGCGCTGACGACTTGGCCACGCTGCTAGAAGCCGCCTACTTTTACAACCTGCTGGCCGTCTTGGGCGGTCTGTTCGTCTACGATACGCTAAGAAGCTGTATTGGTTACGCGGTCACTGAATACAAGAAAAGACGCTCATTGCCAAGCCCTTCGATAAGAGTTCCCAAATCTGAGCGGCCTTGCATTGAGGAGCGTTATTATCTAGCTAAGTTGATTCGACATCCTAGATTTAATGATATTTTGTGTTATTCACTTAAAAATCATTTATTATTGAAAATATCGAGATGACAAAAAGTTATCAAAAAACGCATGTCAAGTATTGACATTCTTATTTTGCAAGGTTAGTCACAATAATATATTTGTTGTTTCATTGCAATTACATGTTGACAAAATCAAATAATCTCCACAACGCGATATGTTGAATTTAAAATAAACCCTTTACTATAGTAAGGGGTTTGTTTTTGACACCCCAAATCATCGCATATGCAACATTTAACATTTACAACAAAAATAGGCGAATGCGCTTATTGAGCGCCTAACTATATTCAAAGCGCGCGCTACACGCGCCCCGCAGGGATAAGCGATGCACGCAGTGCAAGCGAAGCACCAAGCCACTCTCCAAACTCAAGTAAGCGAACATAGCCAAATGGCGCGGTTAGTATTCCACATCGTTCCTTTGACATGCTGCCACCCCTCGCCCTGCTAAGCCTAGAAAGAAGCCGCCACATCAGCATAACGCTCAGCGTTTGCCAGTGTCTCTATCCACATCGGGGTTAAGCGAACGCGCACAAGGACGAAGACTGAGGACGCGGAGCGTGAGCAAACCCCCGTCCTGTATCACGGGGGTAAATTCCCCCGTACTATCCACTCTCACCGAACCAGTCGAACCGCAAACGAAGTGCGCCAGTGTTTGAGCGAAGCGAGTTCTTCCACTGGCTCAGAGGCTGTAATAACAATTGATAGGAAATTTTTATAAACGGTAAGCTAAAAAATAGAACACTACTGATTAAGAATTTTCCAAATGTCAGGCAGTCGATGTCCTTGTTTTTGCAAAAACATCACCATGTAAGAACGATGATTTTCGTCTTTAGGACTTTCTAGGCCAAAATGTTGATTCTTACATTGCCTTGCTTGTTTAATATGATCAATATTTGCCATAGCCCATAGCAGTTCATCTTTGACTTGATGATAGTTGTAGCTACCGCATGACAACATTCTCGAGATGAGATTTATACCGAGATTCATTGATATTAGTCTTTTTATCTCTTTACGAATGTCAGCACGATCGTCTATAAGCCCTTGATCATAAAATGGAATTAGATGTGAATAAAGAGGTGTAGATTTGTCGAAAAACATGACTCTCTGGCGTATGTATTTCGATGATGCATTTGGGGTTTTTGTTAGTATTTTTTCTATTTGGTAGTGCGCTTGAGTATCACTAACTTTCTGCATATTTAGCCTTAGTTAATTTCCTGCCATGTCGACCTATCATGCCACACTTTTAAATCACGATAGAGTCCGCTTTCTGTTAACTAGCTTGCAGTTCTTATTTTGAAAAAATTTAATTAAATCAATAGTGAATTTTATAAAACAAACTCAGCGTTATGAATAATCAGCCCTCGAATTAAGGAGCTAACGCCCCTTAATTTTGCTTATTGCCCTCGCATATTTCAACAGTAATGATTTTGTTTTAATATCATCTGGTGCGGCTATTTCCAATAAAGCTAAACCAGCCAAAACTTCCTGCGCAGTGACTAACTGGCCAGTCGGTAGCTCTAACTTATCGTAGTGCATTTTAAAAGCTTCCCACGTATCACAAGGTGATAATTCTCGGCCTTTTGACATTCTCATTAGTCTTTTGCATTCACCGGGTATCGTTTTACCTTTATCCCACTCCTTGACTTGTCTCACACTTTTAAAACAAAGTTTGGCTGTCTCTTCCACGGTTAAGCCGCATTCAAATTCACGAAAAACAAAGTTTTTTGTCATTTCGTAATACTTCAT